GAAATGTTCACAAATGATAAGTAGGATATATCGTATCCTATTAGGTGAGGAAGACTTACCCACTTCGGAGAGAAGTGTATTTTATAAAAATAAATCATATACAGATAAAGTTTACAATAAAGCTATAGATGATATGATTAAAGATAAAGATAGATAATAAATTTTAAAACTTAAAACTATGCCATACGCAAAAGGAAAAAGAAAAGGTACTAAATCAGGTGGAGGACCTAGAAAGAAAAAAACCACAAAAAAGACTACTAAAAAGAAGTACTAGTATGTGGAGTCTATTTAAAGACAAAAACGAAATAAACGAAAAGAATATCGTAGGATTTGCTTCATTCGTAGTAATGTGTTTATTTGCTATAGCAGATCTTGTGACTAGTTTTATATTCGTAGGTGAAGAAGCTTATTTAGTAATAAATGAAGTAATATACAATTCGTTCGTATGGGTAACACTAGGATGTTTTGGCATTAGTTCATTTGAAAAAGTAAAAAGTAAATAATATGAGTATATTAACAAGAATAAATAATATACCTGTTTTTAGCACGATTGAAAAAGCCACACTGTGGGGAGAACAATTTGGCTTAACAGGTTACCACACTCATACTGTTTTAGGACAAACTGGTTATATGGCTGGCCAAAACCATAATCAAGTTGTTTCAGCCGTGAAAGGGGGAGTTGTGCCTACTAGCATACGTAGATCTTTTGGCAGCGCGACAGGTGGAGGAACAACAGGTGGTAGTGGTTATTAAAAAACAAACAATATGGCGTATAAAATGAATGGTGCAGGAAAAGTATATTATGAAGGTAGTGGAGATCCAATAAATCTCAACCCAAAAGATTTAATTGAATTAAAGGGTAATGAGAAGTATGACGAATATGGTAATGAGCAGTTTATGCATAAAGAAACTAAAGATATATTTTACAAGGAAAAACCAAGAGGAACGTCGCCATGGGAAGAAATGCCTAAGCCTGGTAGTGATAAAGTTTATATACCACCACGTAATTTTGCATAAAAACAATATAATATGTTAGGAAAATTATTTTCAGGAGGAGCAGCAGAATTAGTAAAAGGTGTAGGAGGAGTTATAGATAACTTACATACATCTGCTGAAGAAAAACTCGAAGCAGAGAGAAAAATAAAAGAATTAGTTGCTAACTATCAAATAGAAATGGAGAAAAACATTACTAGTAGGTGGGAAGCAGATTTAAAATCAGACTCTTGGCTTAGTAAGAATGTTAGGCCAATGGTGTTAATATTTTTAATAGTATGCACCATGCTATTAATATTTATAGACGCAGGTGCAATAAAATTCGATGTAAAAGACTCTTATATCGATCTATTACAATTAGTATTAATAACTGTGATCGGTGCTTATTTTGGCGGTAGATCACTAGAAAAAGTAAAAAAATAAAATTATGGGACAAAATTCAACAGAAGTAGCTTATGGCTTTGGTCAATTTGGATCTACTTATTTAACTGGAGATGGTGCAATATTAGATTTAAATGGAACAGCTGCTAAATACTATATATGCGCCATAACGTTTACAGAAGACACTACGTTTGACCCTGCGAGTGGTAACAGTGGGTTACAAATATTAGATGGTGGTGTAAATCTTGGTATGGGTAATACTCACTTTGTTTCTACTGAAGACACCCAAACATTGGACACTGATTGGGGTGCTGTTACAAACGCGGGTGATGATGATGGTGTACCTGTTACAGCTTCACATACGTTTCCCAAAGGAATAACTATCTACGGCATGTGGGATTATGTAGAGCTTAACGGCGGCGCGTGTATTTGTTACGTAGCCCCAAGACCAGACTACAAAGATAGAGCATAATGCTAGGATTAGGATCAAGTTTAGTTGGGGGCGCGGCTCTTGGCAAGCAAAGTGAATTTTCTGTTCTCTTTGATGGCGATGATCAATATATAAAAACTGGTGGAGATAGCTCAACAAAACCCACTACCGCTTTGACAGTATCCGCTTGGGTTAATGTGGATACTGCTGACGGTGGTTATGGTTGGCCAAATCCAGACGGTGATAATGATCATAACCAAACTATTGTAGGTTGCATTGCTAGTGGTGGTTATGCGCTTGGTATACAGTATGGTGGTACTGCTAATAATCCAATAACATATGTGTATGCAAATGCTAATATAGATAACAACGGAAGTGGTAGTGCGAAATATTTTAGTGACGCTTTTTACAATAGGAGTGATAATGGCTATGAGGCTAACTCTACAGATGCAGATTTAAATGCGACAAGCGATGCTACAGCTGATGGACCAGCAGTTGGTGCTAAAGGTTGTACTTGGGGCGGTTATACATCTACCACTGCTGGTTATACATTACACAATATAAGAAACCTAACAGGATGGAATCATCTAGCAATGACTTACAGCGCTGGTGTAATGAAATTATATATTAACGGGTCATTAAAAAGAACAGCTGACAGTGAAGATTCGAGTTCTAATAATATAAATTACCATAGTAATTCCGCTATGGAAGTAATGATTGGTGCTGACGTTGGAAGTGTTCCTTCTGGTGGTGCTGATTTTGTGGATGGACTAATAGATGATGTAGCTATATGGAATGCAGCTATAGATGCTGATGGAATAACAAAGATTTATAATAATGGTCCACTTGGAACGGTTCTTACGGCAGCTGATGGTGATTATGATAACCAAAGTAATTTACAAGCTTGGTGGAAATTAAATGAGGGAACTGGAACATCAGCAGCAGATTCATCATCAAATTCTAACACAGCAACACTAGTTAATACACCAACATGGTCAACAAATACAGCAGGATAATATGAATTATGTAATACTAACAGCATCAGAAGTATCAAGTGTAGATTTTTCTAAAGTATTAGAAGATTCTGCAAATACACTTAGATATAATAACGATAACACAAAAACCTTTGTAAAATTTAAAGGTGATACTCCGTCTTTTTTAAATGGTAAAACAATATTAAATAAAACCGAAATGTTTACCGAGCTTAAAAAAGAAGAATGGAAAACTCAAAGTGAATAATGAGTAGATATCCTAATAGAAAATACGTTATAATACCAACTAGTAAAGTTGAAGATATTGATTTTAATCAAATAAGAGAAAAAGACGCAAAATCATTAAGATTAAGCGAAGACGGTGAATACACATTTGTAAAGTTTGAAGGCGATACAACACCTGATTTTTTAGAAGGTTTTACACAATACACTCACGCTGAAATATTGGCTATACTAAATGATACAGCTGGAATATGGTATGTAGATGAAGAAGAAGCTGTAACATGGGGAGATACTATTGCAGAGGTTGTTGACAATATAACGTGGAGTAAGTATAATCCTTTTAATTGGTTTAAATAATGTTAGGTTTAGGACATACTTTAGTAGCGGGTTCTGCGTTAAGCGAATACGTTATGACAAAAGCGTTTGAGTTTGATGGAACAAACGATGGGTTTATAACAGGGGTAGGAGAAGGTGTTGATCCTGCTAACGGAACTATTAAGCCAACAACAAATAGTCTTAGCGTGGCTGTTTGGTTAAGATTAGATGATGGCACAGACGATCCTTATGAAAATAGTGGTCAATATCTTGCTGTAAGTTGTAATGCGAATGGAGGTTGGTCGGTAGGATATACCAATAGAAAGTTCTATGGAAGTTTTGCTATATATCACGGTGATGGTACTACCGCTGGATCAGCAAGTGCTAATAGTGATTTTAGAGCTGCAAGAAATCAAGAAAGCGCGGGTGTTTATACTAGATATTTGCATAAACCAGACTTTTGGCATTTAGTAATTTTAACATCTGATATGTCAAATCGAGCTACAGAAACTGTTACTAAAATATATGTTGATGGTAGTCGTGATCAAGCGGGTAATAAAAGTGGTAGTAGTAGCACTAATTTTGGAGCAGAACGATTATATAACGAGGGAAACGCCAGTAATAGTAGCACGATAACACTATCTAATAGCGATGCTGCTTCAGGTTCTATAACAAGAAGGTATGATGCCGCACAACAAGGGATAGCTTTAACGATTGGTGGTAAAGGATTAGTGAGTAGTGGATCAACTAGTATGCACACAAATCTTTGGACTGGTTATATTGGTGATGTAGCTGTTTGGGAAGATCATGTTTTAACAGCGGCTGAGATAGAAACACTATATAATTTACATAATCCAATAGACATGTCCACGGTTCAAAGCGATAAATTAGTAGGATATTGGAGACCAACTGTAGGGCTTAAAGATAGTGTTAGTAGTACAACAGGAACATTAGTGGATGACGCTGCTAGAGTAACGCAGTCACCATCAACAGATGTAAGCGGATACTTTGGGTATTCATAAAATAAATAATTAACTTAAATTAAATAAAATGACAAAAAAAGAAGAAGTTGTAGATTTAAAACCAAAAGCAGAGAAAATCTCTGAAGAACAATTAAAAAAAGTTCAAGAAGTTGTTAACAAAATGAATAGAGCACAATTAGAGGTTGGTTCTATGGAATTAAAAAAACACGAACTTTTACACGGTATAGCTGGATTAAGAGATGGTCTCTCTAAATTACAAGCTGAGTTTAAAGAAGAGTATGGTACTTTTGATATTAATATACAAGATGGTACTATAAATTATCCTACAGAAAATGGCGAAACTGATAAGAAAGATTAGTGTAGGTAAAGATTATAAAAACGATGCCATGCACTATGCTGTTGGTCAAGAGGTTTATGGTGGACATACAATTTGCGATATAATAGAAGAGGATGATAAGTATTCTATTTATATTAAAAAGAAAAAAGATGTACTACCTTGGAAGGATTTCAATAAAAACATGGCTGTTTCTATAGAATACAATCTAGAATACTAATGAAAAGTGTTTACAACTTTGTTGTAAAACCAAAAGGGGAAAGATATAATAATAAGAAAAAAATTGGTGATTCAGAATTAATTTTAAATACAGAGATATATAATCATCAATACGTAAATAGAGAGGCTACGGTTATATCAACTCCAATTGTTGGTGATACAAATATAAAAGCAGGAGATACAGTTATAGTACATCACAACGTATTTCGTAGATGGCACAATGTAAAAGGTGTTGAAAAAAATAGTAGAAGTTTTTTTAATGAATCTACTTATTTTATAAACCACGATCAAATCTTTTTATATAAAAGAGATAAAGAGTGGATAGCTCCAAGAGGTTATTGTTTCGTAAAACCTTTAAAGGCTGTAGATCAATTTAATATTGAATCTGAAAAACCTTTACAAGGTATCGTTAAATACTCAGATGGCACAGTAGAAGTTAACGATTTAGTTGGTTTTAGACCAAGTAGTCAGTATGAGTTTATTGTTGATAACGAAAGACTATACAGAGTTTTATCTAATTTTATTACAATTAAATATGAATATCAAGGAGACGAAGAAGAATATAATCCAAGCTGGGCAGAAAGCGGTAGACGAATTAATTAAAGTTGCTAAAGAACCGATTGTAGATTCTGACGACGATATATCTGCTGATAGATTAAAAAATGCTGCGGCCACTAAAAAACTAGCTATATTTGACGCATTTGAAATACTTAACAGAATCCAAGAAGAAGAGCAATTACTTGAGGGAAAAACACCTAAAGAGACAGAGAAAAAAGCTTTTAAAGGATTCGCAGAAGGCAGATCTAAGTAATGTACGAGCAAAGTTTAGTTAAAACTATCGAACCTATTAAAAAGACTACAATTAGTCGTCTTAATAAAGGTAAGAAGTGGAAGTACGGGTATGATAAAGAACATGATATAATTGTAATATCTCACACTGGTCAAATTGGTGAAATTGTAGAAATACAGAATTTAAGTATAGCTCTACCTAAAGTCCCTAAAAATGTATTTAAACACGATAAAAATAAATGGATTAAGTTTAGTTATCCAAAAGAACTGTCTAGAATAAAAAATATATTTGATTGGAGAAATTATCCTGATGAAAACAAAGATCAATGGTACGATTATATAGACGAGGAGTTTAAACGTCGGGAAGAAGGTTTTTGGTTTATGAATAATGGTAAACCAACATATATAGTAGGAACGCACTACATGTATTTACAGTGGAGTAAAATTGATGTTGGTGCGCCTGATTTTAGAGAAGCAAATAGATTATTCTTTATATTTTGGGAAGCCTGCAAGGCAGACAAAAGATGTTACGGAATGTGTTACTTAAAAAACAGACGTTCTGGATTTTCTTTCATGAGTTCTGCCGAAACAGTTAATTTAGCCACTATTTCAAGTGATAGTAGATATGGTATACTATCTAAAACAGGTGCAGATGCAAAAAAGATGTTTACTGATAAAGTAGTTCCAATATCAATTAATTATCCATTCTTTTTTAAACCTGTCCAAGATGGTATGGATCGACCTAAATCCGAACTTGCTTATAGAGTACCCGCTAGTAAGTTTACAAGAAAAAAGATGTCAGCCACAGATGGAATGGAGGAGATCGAAGGTTTAGATACTACAATCGATTGGAAAAATACTGGTGATAATAGTTATGACGGTGAAAAATTAGCTTTACTAGTACATGATGAAAGTGGTAAGTGGGAAAGGCCCGATAATATTTTAAATAACTGGAGGGTTACAAAAACATGTCTTAGATTAGGTAGTAGGATTATTGGTAAATGTATGATGGGGTCAACTTCCAACGCCCTAGACAAAGGTGGAGATAATTTTAAAAAGTTATACAATGCATCAGATGTCACTAAAAGAAATAGAA